TGAGTTGGGCCAGCCGAACAGGATCCGGGTCGGGCAGTCAACGCTGGCAAGGTGATCCGGAGAACTACGTACTACGTACTACTCTCTCTCTCTCTCTCTCTCTCTCTCTCTATTAGTTGTTACTCAGTAGTTGACAGGTGTGGTGAAACAGGTGTGGCGACGGCTGTTCGAGGAGTTCGGTCTTTGGGTTCGGTTGTTCCGCAACCGTTTCGAAGAGGTTAGACGCGCCTGGAGAGGGTAGGATGTCACTGGTTCTAATCGTCAACTCGCACACCAAGATTGGAGGGTTCCGGATGGCAACTCGAGACAAGACCCCGAGCGAATTCGGTGGCAAGCCCGGCCGAGTTCAGGGGGACGGACACGAACTCACTCCCGCCGAAGAGGCTCGTCTGATGCGGGCCACTGAGCCTACGGATCCGGCGGACACGCCTCAGGCGGCTCTCGTGCGTGAATGGGACGCCGAAGGGCGGATCTGATGGCTGGCTCCCGGTACGAGTCTCCAGGTCGGTTGGGGCACAGCGAAGCCCGACGCGAGGCTGGAGAAGCGGTGCAGCACAACGACACCGACGTGAACCGTGGTGGCCTCGTTCCGATGGGCGGCGTCAACGACAAGTTCAAGGGCGAAGACGGCAAGCCCATTGACCCGCGTCGGCGTATCTTCCTCGGCAAGTCCCGGCTCGGAAAGCGTTGGAGCGAAGTCATTCTGGCCGTCAACGACGGCGTCTTCACGTGGGACGAGTTCGTGGGCACCCTCAGCGCAAGCGAATTGGCTCGAGGGCAACTCAAGGACAAGGGCGGTCGCTTCAGGGGTCGCCCTCCTGCCTTCGTGCCGCGAGGCTTCCACGACGCCTGCGTCGCCGAGTTGCTCCGGCGCGGCAAGGAGGAGTGGCAGAAGGCGTATCTCGCTGCGGTGAAGGTGATGGGCGAGATCTCGGAAGGGGAGATCCCAGCCAAGCCGGCCGATCGCATCAAGGCCGCTCAGTTCATCGTCGAGCGCCTGGAGGGCAAGACGCCTCAGCCGCTGGAGATCAAGATGAGCGACCCGTTCACGGACATGCTCGCCGGTGCTGTGGCCTCGGTTGAAGAGGACGCACGCATCGCCAACGCGCAGGACTACATGGAGAGGATGACCGATGGCGCAGCAAGCCCGGATGCCGACTGACCACCAGCAGTCGCAGGCCGACATCATCAGAACCGCTGGAGCACAACACGATCGCATGACGCTGGTCAACAACCGACAGCGGCAGGCCATCGACCGGCACGTCAAGTACCTCCTGGAGAAGGGCCTCATGAACGACTTCAACGAGTGGCAGAAGACCCACTCATGAGGGTCCTCAAGTGGTCCGTAGCGGCTGACGACACCGAGCAGGTCATCGGCGGTGGTCCGGTGCTTCTCGTTGCGGCACAGCACACTCCGCTGACCGTCGAGGTGTGGACGGAGGAGGAGGGCATCGACGTGGAGAGCATGAGGCACGTCGTGGTCGTTGGCACGGGCCACGAGATCCCTTCTGCCGCAACGCATCTCGGGTCGACCCTCGCTCACCCGTTCGTCTGGCACGTCTACGAAGTCCACCAGCCGTGAGTGAGAACACGCGACAGGCGCTCAAGCCACCCGCGTCGCACGGATGGGTCACGGTCTGCAACCTCTGCGAGTGCGTCATCATCGACGCGCAAGCCCACGCCAAGGTCTGCCCCAATCGGGAGGCAACCGATGGCAACCGAGGAGGAGAAGGCTCGGCTCGGTGAGGCCATCAAGGCGCTCACGGCGGTCCTCGAGAACCACGCCGACGTCCTCGGTCCGCAGGTGTGCGCCGAGCACGGAGACGACTGCGAGATGGACACCGACGTATGCAAGGCCATCGCCAGTCCCCTTGTCATGCAACGAGGTTGGGTGCTCCTGAGCGAGTGGTCCGAGGTCTCCGGGCTCGGCTCGTTGGAGTACATGATGCCGTTCGAGCAGCCGCTCTCCACGAGCATCGGCCTCATCGAAGCGGGCAAGCGCATCATCTTCAACGACATGCTCGGCTGATGCGTCTCCGACGGTGCTGGTCCACGGTCTGGGCCACAGCAGCGCCGTCGTATCAGCACATCGTTCCCGTGAACGACATCGCCGATCACGTCCCGACCGTCCACTGTCAGTGTCTCCCGGAGAAGGTGCTGATCCACGACGGTCCTCATGTCTTCGCAGTTCAGTTCCGGCACAACGCTTTCGACGGGAGGTTGCTCTGATGCCGCTCGTCGTCGTGAAGGACAAGGTGTGGGAGGGCCTCGGCTACCGACCTCACGCGGGGCAGAAGCGCATCCACGCTTCCCTCGCACGACACCGGGTCAACGCGGCTGGCAGGCGGTTCGGCAAGTCGCAGGTCGGCGGCCACGAGTTGTTCCCGGAAGTCGTTCGCGCACACCACAACCGGAGACTCCTTGAGGAGTTGGGCATCCGGATGGAGTACTGGATCGTCGGCCCGAACTACACGGATGCGGAGAAGGAGTTCCGCGTCTTCTACAACGACTGCCGCAAGATGAAGATGGAGTTCGACAGGCCCGGGACGTACAACGACAGCCGCTCCGGCAACATGCAAGTCTCCATGTTCCAGGGTCGCTTCCTCGTGCAGGCCAAGTCCGCGGCTCACCCGGAAAGCCTTGTGGGAGAGGGACTTCACGGAGTCATCATGGCCGAGGCTGCGAAGATGAAGGCGTCGGTGTGGGCGAAGTACATCCGCCCGACGCTCTCGGACTTCACCGGGTGGTCCCTCTGGAACTCAACGCCTGAGGGGAAGAACCACTTCTACGAGATGTGGCAACTAGGGCAGGACCCGTCGAACGTGGAGTGGGACTCGTGGCGTCAGCCGTCGTGGGAGAACAACTTCGTCTACCGTCAGGGCATCACTCCGAAGCAACTTCTCATCATGCGCGGGGACAAGGACGCTGGCATCCCTTCCCGTCCTGCCGCAGCCATCGTGGCCGGTGCCGACACGGAGATCGTGGCTCTCTACAACGAACTTGGCGACGTTCTCTTCGCCCAGGAAGTGGAGTGCTCCTTCAGCGAGTACGCCGGTCGCGTGTACTACGACTTCGACGAGGAGACGCACGTCACCGACCTCAAGTACGACCCGACACTGCCGGTCTTCCTCGCGACGGACTACGGCTACACGAACCCGAACGTCATGCTCTTTCTCCAGGTGAACCATTGGGGCGACGTGAACGTGATCGCCGAGTACTACATGCGAGGCCGCACCGACGAGGAGTTCCTCAACGACATCCTCGGCTCGCCTCGGCTCTCTGCGCTGGCGAACATCGCGACACGGCTCTACCCCGACCCTGAGGATCCCGGTGCCACAGCGACCCTCTGTCGCGGCCTCAGGGTCCAATCTGCCGGTGGCACAGGAGGATTGCTGAAGGACCGCATCGACCTGATCCGGAAGCACCTCAAGATCCAGAACGGCCATCTCCCGTTCGGGCACATCGACCGCAAGCCGCGTCTCATGTTCGACCGCTCGTGCGTTGAGACCATCCGCGAGTTCGACGCCTATCGCTACCCCGACATCAAGGTGACCGGGGAGAACAAGGAAGCGCCGCTCAAGAAGGACGACCACGCACCCGAGGCGCTGTCGCGCTTCTTCGGTGGCTTCTTCGGAGCCGGTGCTCTCGGGCACGGTCCCCGCGTTCGCAAGGCGAGGGTCGGCAGCAGGTAGTTCACCGGTATCCTTGGCCGGTGGTCCGTCAATGACGTTGCAGCACAAGGGAATCGCAAGGGAGTCAGAATGGCACAAGGATTGTTCACGCCGTACTCCACGGTGTCAGGCTTCACGTCGATCTTCCCGTCGTGGGTCCCGGACCTGGAGAAGGAACGCATCGCGGCCTATCAGGTGTACGAGGAGATCTACTGGAACCATCCCGAGACCTTCAAGTTGGTGGTCCGAGGCACGGAGAACCGGCCGATCTACATCCCGTCAGGGCGTGTCATCGTCGAGACGATGAATCGCTTCTACGGCAAGGGGATTGGCCTGACGGTCGATCCGGCGCTAGGGACCGCTCCGGAGCAGGAGGCAGCCCGAGCCGCGTTCCTCGCTCTGTTCGCCCGCGAGAAGTGGCGGACCAAGTTCGCAACGAGCAAGCGGTACAGCCTGATCCGAGGAGACATGGTCTTCCACGTCGTGGCTGACCCGGCGAAGCCTCAGGGTGCACGCATCTCCTTGCACACCGTCGACCCGGCCTCGTACTTCCCGGTCTACAGCGACACGAACCTCAACCGCATCGTCAAGGTGCATCTCGTGGACCAGTACACCGATCTCCAGAACCGCTCCATGATCAGCCGTCAGACGTACGAGCGGCTCGACAGCGGCCTCATCCAATCGTCAACGACCACAATGCTTCAGGAGGAGTTCGCGAAGGGTCCGGAGGGCAAGGTGGACGCCATCAGCGTGCCGCCGTTCACGCTGCCTCCGTCGATCACGGCCATCCCCGTCTACCACGTGAAGAACTTCGAGGAGCCGGGGAACCCCTACGGCAGCAGCGAGATGCGCGGCCTGGAGGTCCTCATGGCAGCCATCAACCAGTCGGTCAGCGACGAGGACATCGCGCTGGCACTCGAGGGCCTCGGGATGTACACGACCGAGGGTGGCGGACCAATCGACGACGAGGGCAACGAGGCCGACTGGATCCTCGGTCCTGGCAGGGTGATCGAGAACGCACGGGACTTCAAGCGGGTCCCCGGCATCGGCTCAGTGCAGCCCTACACGGACCACGTCGGCATGATCTACGACTTCATGAAGCAGGCCTCCGGCACGCCGGACATCGCCATCGGACGGGTCGACGTGCAGGTCGCGGAAAGCGGTGTGGCACTTGACCTTTCGATGGGTCCCATCATGGCGAAGGCAGACGAGAAGGAAGAGATCGCCGGCGACGTCCTCAACCAGATGTACTACGACCTGAAGGCGTGGCTCGGCGCGTTCGAGGGCATCCAACTCCCGAACGTTCTGGTGTACCCGACCTTCGGCCAGCGTCTCCCCGTCAACCGGAAGCAGGAGGTCGACCTCGCCGTCTCCATGGTGATGAGCGACCCGCCGATCATGTCCTCGGCGACGGCTCGGGAACGGCTGGCGGAGAAGGGGATCCAGTTCAGCGCCGACGAGTTCACGCGCATCGTGCAGGAGAAGCAGGCGCTCGCAGCAGCCACCGCTCCCGCTGACCCGCAGGGCGAGCGCATGGACCAGGAGTCAGGCGCACCCGCTGACGCGAGTGTCTGATGGCACAGCAGCCCTACACGCCTCTCCAGGCGTACATCGGCGTACAGAAGACGGTCGACGCGCACCTAGCCGCCGTGCTTCTGGACGCCGCTGAGGAGGCCGAACGCATCATCGCGAAGTCGGCTAAGGGCAACGGGATTGGCGACGCGATGCAGCGCGCTCAGATGCAGCAGGCGGCGTCCGGCCTTCGGCAGATGTCCACGGAGATGTGGCAGGGCG